GTACGCCGACTACTACATTGACATCAGAGAAGGCCGCGTGTACAGCGACACGTATATCTCGGCAGCGACCAACTGTCTGAACCAGATCCTGACCGACTACGGATTCGCGCCGGTGATTGAGGTAGAAGACGATCCTCTTTATTACGTCTACAAGTACGAGATCGGGGACGTTTCGCTGCTAGAGGCGATCCAGCGTCCTGTGAATGCGATCGGGTATGTCCTGGCGGAGAAGTACCACTCCGGGAGCGGGAACTTTCGTCCCACGATCGTAGATCCGGACCGGTCCAACGTGACGCCGGATCTTACCATCGGCG